CCTTAGAGGTTGTAAAAAGTACAATGTTACAAGCTTGGTTATCGAAACAAACTTCGGAGACGGTATCGTAAGTGAATTATTTAAAAAACATCTTATACAGACAAAACAAAACATCAATGTGGAAGAAGTACGGGCAAATGTTCGGAAAGAAGACAGGATCATTGATGCTCTTGAGCCTGTGCTTAACCAACACCGTCTTGTTGTTGATCGTAATGTCATTGATTGGGACTATGCCTCCAACAAAGACAGTGCACCTGAAAGTAGGCTCTTATATATGCTCTTTTATCAAATGAGTCGTATGTGCCGACAGAAAGGTGCAGTTAAACATGATGACAGATTAGATGCTCTTGCTCAGGGTGTCAAATGGTTTACAGATGCTCTTCACATCAGTGCATTAGACCAAATAGCTATAAGAAAGCGAGATGAGTTTAATGCGATGCTCGAAGACTTCATAGACAACCCTCACGACAGTGCTAACCACTTAGTCTTAGGACTTAACCTAGAACAGCGTCAGGAAGCCCGTGGAAAGACCTCTGGAAAGCCTTTGCACACTTGGCGTTGAGCGATCACGCACTTATACAGGGGAGGAGAAGGGTGGACTCTTCCTCTGTAACCTAATATCCTCTGATTGGATATACCTAATAGACCTCCACTAACTTACAACCATGAGAATATTCGCAGCAATAGAGCGTATATTACTGGATAGATGGAGTAAGATGAAGATAGCTCTTAAGATTAATAACTGGCCTCTTCTAAACTACAAAGAACAGCAATTACAGCTCAAGAAACAGTATCTAGAATCCTTACTGGATAAAAAATGACACAATTTTCTGAAGTCGATATACGAGTAGGTCGGGTCGCATTTCCCCCCTTGACAATCTTGTTACAATGAGGTAGTCTCGGTCTTATTGAGTCGCATGAATCCAGTGAGACTCAGCGCAACTAGGACGGAGTCAGGGTGGACTCAGTCTGAGACACGTCAAGTGCGGTACACCGATCACACTCATTCGCAACAGGGACGCAACACTAGACTCATACTGTGTCGTATTAGACTCGCTATCTGTTGGCATCTCAGTCTCATCTCATTCTTAGTCTAAGACTCACAATCATGTGCGACTCAAATGGGATGTGTGGTACTGATAAAATCTCATGACAATCTCAGGTTGATACTGCTATAATAGTGGTATAGATAAGAAAAGGAGATTCCAAACATGACAAACATTGAGACACAACCTAAGACAGCCTTCGGCAGAACATTACATTATGTAACAGATCCAATATATGCTGATGCTCTCGCTAGACTCACAGGTAAGAAAACACTTAATGATCTAGATATTATTAATCTTAATATGTTAGGATTACAAGTTAATGGTGTTAACTCATTAGATCAATTAGAATTAGCTGTTTAATTATTATTATGAAAAGTTTAACTTATTATCAACAACTATATAAAACGATTACGCACTTAGAAGAGAATTGTAAAGAAGTAAATTACAAAGTATTACCTTCAACAATTAATCGTAATCGTAAAAGTAAGTTTATTAAATCAAATAGTAATACAAATAAATTACATAAG